CATTTCTTGAATCTCATTTTGACCAAACCCAACTGCACCAATCAACATGACGATGACAACAATGCCAATCGCCCACGCCATCTGTTCGTCTTCTTCTTCTTTGCGTTTCTTTTCTTCGGCCTTGGCTTGCCGCGCTAAGTGTGCGTCTTCAATATCCATCTGTTGCTGGCGTTCTTTGATCTTGTTCCACACATCTACGCGGCCAGTGGCTTGAAAGAGCAACATCAATTCAGCTTCAAAGCGTCTGGCCTCATCAAGCGCCATTTCAATTTGTAATGCTACGCCAAGGTTAGACTTGTTGCCAGAGCGCTTGGCCTCGACCATGGATCTGGTGGCCACGCTTTTGGCGTCAAACATCTTAGCAATCATAGGCGCTAGGCCCGCTAGATCGTTAGCAACCTTGCTTGCTTTTTTGACAAGTCCTATGGCTTGCTGTAACCCTTCTAGGGCAATTAAGGGATCTATCATTTTCGCTCAACCTTTTCCCACTTAAGGCATACTACTTTGCGATTATAAACATCACCCGTCCACGCCCACCGCACACAGCGGTATTCAGAAACTTGTGGTATTAACATCACCACAAGAAGCCAACTCATTTATCCACTTTATTGTCTAGTTTATCAAAAATCTTACCAAGCATCTCTTTAACGTCGCGCATGTCAGCGCGGTAGTCGTCGCGGCTAACGTAGTTAAGCGGCATAGCCCGCACGTCGGTGTCAAGGCGCTCAAGCGAACGGTAGATGTTGTTTAACACCCACCCACCTAAGAACCCCGCCAGACTCACCGCGATGTTAAATAGAACTTGCGATTCCATTATTTGTTAGCCATTCCGCTTAAATCAACGCGGTATGGTGCTAAAGCATTTTTATCCTGTACTTCAGGCGCAAGCGCGTTTGCGCTCAATCCTAACGCAGTTAACTTAGCTGGGCTTAACCGGCCTTGAGCATCACCAATCGCACGTAGCACTTCATTGCGTTCTTTAAACGGAATTTTGTTTAGCAACGTAGAAAGACTTTTACCGCTTTCAAATGCGTCAGTCAAAAGGCCAATTGTTTTTTCGTTAACTTTACCTTCAAGAAGCGAGGTTGTCTCACGTGCAATTGCCGCTTTGGCGTCAATAAAGTTAGGGATAAATTTTTTAGCGCTTTGTGAGTTGCGGCTTAAAATCTCTGTTAACGCATTTTGACCTGCTCTAGCTTGCGCGGCCATTTGTACATCCCGCGTCATCTCACCCGCAACTTTTTGCACCACGTTTAATTGTGGCTCGGTTAATACTTGACCCAACTCAGTGTAGCGAGGTTGACCAGTCGAGCGTTTTAAAAGCGCTTCTTCACCACGGCCAAGGGCATTTAAAAATGGTTGAACACGTTCGCCGCCACCTGGCTTTTGAAGCACAGAAAGCATTTCGTTAAGAACTTGTGCTTGGTTGACAGGCTCAGACATTTTTGCAAAAGTTTGCCGCGCCGCGCCATAAACAGGCAATACTTCAGGGCTTTCAATTACTTTTAAATAGTCCGTCAATACATTTCTGGCAGCGGCTTGCGTATCTCTGCCAATACCGGTGGCGGGCGACGCATTTGCAATATCGGACAACGCACGTTTAATATAGTGCAATGATTCGCCAGAAATGGCCGCAGTTGTAGCGGGGGCGGTTTTTGTAAAAGGTTGGCCTCCCGCAGTAAGAAGTCCTGTTGGAACTTCTTGAGCGAGTTTAGTTTCACCAATAATAAAAGGACGTTTATCCATCCTTGCAATTTCGGCGGCTTTTTCTAGTGTCCCTGATGGAAACCGTTCAAATACGCTTTGCAATTCAGGACTTATTTGTGCAGCGGCTTTATTTGCCTGTTCATACAGCGGCGTTGTTGCTTGCGTGCGGGCTGCAATAGCCGCCGCTTTGTCCGGTGTAACTGCTTGAATAGCGGCTTCACGACCACGAATCGCGGCTTCTTGCTTAGGAAAAAACTTTTGAGTTCCCGCAAGCGTAGATTGAACATCAGCGGCTAAAGCCTGCATGGCTGGCGCGCGTTCAGTAACACCTGAAATTGCTTGTGCGGCGGTAAGATTTGCGGGCGCATTTATAGCGGCAGCGCGAATATCCGCAAGCGCTGGGCCCGCAGCCTCGCGGGCAATCCTAGCGGCTTTTTGCGCGGGCAATTCACCTTTAAGGGCTTCTACCGTTTTACCTATTGCAGATGCAACAGGCGCGCCTGCTTTAGTGACCCCCGCAATGACCGGAGTCATAGGGTTAGTCAATGTAGCAGCAGTGCTTAAAATCTTAGATACGCCGGGCGCTATTCTTGTTGTAGCCGCCGCGCCGCCAGAAAACAATGTAGACATGTCTGCCGCCGCGCCTACTGGATCAGTAGCAAGCGTATTTTTTAACCCTTCAATACTGCCATAGCGCTCTTTGTACATGCCGCCAACAGCGTTAGCAACTTTAACCGCCTGTTGCGCGGCTTCTGGATGTGCGTCAAATTGATTGACAAAATCAACAACATTCTTGGGCAGTACGTTTTGAAGCGCGCCAGCACCAATATCAAGAACGCCTTTGGCTGTTTGTAAAGGGCTTGTGACTGCTTCAACAACGCCACCAAAAAACTTCTGCGCGCTTGTGCCAACATTAGCCAAGGCTTCGCCGGGCACGTCAGACCAAGCACGGCGGGGGCCGGGGATGCCGCCACCGCTTGGTATTGGCTTTGCCGTACTAAGATCAAATCCACCAGTTGCGACTGGCGCGGCGGTGCTAAGATCAAAAGCCATTATTGCGCCTCTTTGAATGATTTACGATCTGGGCTAACCCATGCTTTGTTGCCTGCGGCATCGCTTTCAAATGTCCAATTAGTGCCGACACCTGCTGGACGCGCCGCGCCGCCCATAATCGATGATAGTGGGGGCACTTTAATTGGTGTGACAGATAGGCCAGTGCCTTGCACCACTTCTTTTGGTATTTCTCCAACCCGTTTGTTCCAGGCGGCTGCGCTGCTTGTTGCAACACGGTGTTGTAGTGTGGCCAAGTCCGTAAGTGTTTTTTGAGTTAAACCAATTGTGCCGCCCGCAATACCTTGCAAGAATTTAAGATCCTTATCAGTAAATCCTTGTCCAGTACCCAAACCAGCGCCTTTAATTGCATTTAAAGTGCTTTGGCCTGTTCCTGCAATAAGCAGTTCAGTGTTAGCGATTTTTTCTTCATTGTTAGCACCTGCTACATTTAACGCGCGCGCAAGATTTAACTTAACGTCGGCAATCGGGCCTGTAAATACATCGCCTTGTTTTACCAGACCAATAATTCGATTAGCGTTTTCAGCCATTGCTGGCGCTGTTTCAGCAGTAGTCATCTTAGTAATGTCTACATCTGCAAGTTTGCTGCCAAATGCTTCACCGTACTTTTTCTCTGTACTGACAGTAACAGTTGTACCAGGCGCATGCGTCGCTTCTTTTTTAGCCCGTGCGATCCGCAAAGCTGTTTTTTCTGTGTCTGACAACCCAGATTTTGTTAATAATCTTTCAAACTCAGAGTCTTTTTCAGGCGCTGTGTATACAACTTTACCGCCGGCATAAAGTTGCTGACCGGGTGCCAAAGTTTGTGTTTTACTCATCTCAGTTAACTGAGCTTTAAGCATGTCTGCCATTGCTTTTGCGCGAGGGTCAGTTGACTGGCTAAACATGATAATTTCGCGGCGTAGCTGATCTACGTTTTTACCAGCAGGCGCGGCAGTAGGTGCTAACGCATTCACAGGCGCGGCTTGCGCAACGTTAGGCGCTAAAGCATTTGTAGGTTGCATGCCATACATGCCAGTGCCCAACATATCTTGAGTTGGTGCGGCTGGCGCAACAGCAGGTTGACGCATCATTGAAGGCGCAGGCGCGGCGGCAGGTGCGGCTGTAGGCGTGGCTGTAGGTGCAGGGCCAAACAACTCAGGGTAAAGTCCTTTACCGATACGTTCAAATTTGTCTTGCTCATCCAAACGCATCAAACCTTCCATACCTGTTTTTTGTCTTACAGGGTCGCGTGATGACCTAAGCATTTCCATGTATTGGCGAGGAGTAATTCCTGTGTCTTTAAGTTTAAGGGCAAAGTCATTAAGCTCTTTTCGATCCGCAACTAATTCCTCAATTTTCATTTGATTGAGTTGTTGTTGCTGTTGACCAGCTTTAATCTGCGAGACTTGCGCCATTTGCGCCAATGGGTCTGGCAGTTGGAGAGGGCGCACGCCCAATGCAATAGATGGATCAAGAGCCATAGTCGTTCCTTACCCGCCGTATGTAGATTTGCGAATAGCATCAGCCAAATTCTGGCCAGATGAATAATTCAAATAAGAGCTTAACGCATTTGTCAACGCGTTGGTGCTACCAACTTGGCCAGCCGCAGTGGCCGCGCCTGCACCAGTTATGTTGCCGCCTGCTTGCGTGCCGTAGTTGCCCGCAGCCGCCGCTTGATTGCTTGCCGCCGCTTGACCGCTACTAAGCAAACTGCCCAAAGGTTGCAATTGATTAGCGCGGTTTGTCTGGTAGCGATTGAATGCGTTTTGATATTCTTGCGAACCCATTTCTTGACCGTATCGTGTGGCCGCTTTTAATGCGCCACCTGAGATCAAACCACCGCGAGCCGCGGCTTGCCGATCAAGTGTTTTTTGGCCTTCAGCCAAACGGAAAGCGTAGCCAGGGTCTTGTTGAAAGTCAGACATGGCAAAGTCTCTGCCGTACTTACCAAATCCTTCTGCGCCTCTGTTTTGGCTCAAGCCCAACAGATCAAGCAATCTGTTTTGCGCAGTAATGCCTGCGCCACGGAAAGGTTCTTGAAGACCTTTCTGCTCTTGATACATCTTGTAGAGCAACGCATTGGCTTCTCTGGCTGACTCGGCTTGTGTTTCAGCTGCGGATTTTGCAGCATTTGCACCTACTAAGCCAGATGCGGCAATGGCCGCAGGGGTTAATAAAGAAGTTAAAGTTGAGCCTGCGCCTGCACCAGCAGCACCTGCGGCTCCAGCACCTGCCGCACCAGCAGCACCAGCACCAGTTAAAGCACCTGCACCAGCGCCAACAGCTCCAGAAATAAGTGCGTCAGCTGCTAATTTTTTGGCAACAGAATCAGCAGTAATGCCTGCCGCAGCGCCAGTTAAAACACCGCTACCACCAGTTAAATTAGTAAGCGTAGGCACAGCCGCACCTGTGGCCAAAGCATTTGCTAAAGTTTCTGCACCCAATGTACCGCCCGCACCACCCAACGCCAAATCAAGTTGTGCTAGTTCGGCGGCGGTCATGCCTGCTGTACCCGCTGCACCTGCTCCAGCCGCGCCAGCTTCACCAAGACCAGGCAAACCAAACATCATGCCGCCAGTAGCTAGCAAAAACGGCAACATGTTGTTGCTAACTTTTTGTTGTGTGCCAGTGCCTGTAAATTTGCCTGTGGGATCAAACGTGCTATATGCGCCGCCTGGCTTATTTGCCGCTTCGGAATAAGTAAGTAAACCTGACAATGGGCCTTGTTGAAAAGTTTCACCAGAACCTGTACTTGCGTATTGAGGCTGATAAAAAGTTCCCGCAACATTAGCGGCTGTGTCTGGCCCTGCGCCAACAGCTTTTACAAGCTGTTCGGGCGACACATTGTAGGTCTTCATGGCATCAGCCAATTGCTGACCTGTCAAATTAGGATTGGCAGATAAGTAATCCTTAATTTGCGTGTCTGAAACAGTAGTAGCTAAATCGTTAAAAAAGCCCATTTAGGTCACCTCACGACCGCTGACGCGGATATTGATTGCGCTGGCTGTTCCGGCAATTGTACTAATGAAATCACCAATGCCAAGCACTTGGCCAACAAGTTCTGGGAACGTATAAACCTCAGATGCTTGAAGCGTCTTGGTCTTGGTGATCAAGTTGGTGTTACCCGCAGAGCCTGCGGTTGTCACCAAGTTCACGCTAATGGTAGCCGCTGATGCGCTGATGTTGGTGGCAGTAAACTTGTCAATAATGGCAGTCACGCCAGTCGCGGTGTACTGGGTTGTTTGCGAGTTTTCGGCAAATTTTGCGGGTACAAGTACCTTCACTGATACGGTCATGGTTTACTCCAATAATAGGCAATTGTTAGCGGCCTGTTGCATGATGATCCAATTTGTGCCGTCAGACACCATTGTCGCCCAATTTCCTACAACTGCCAAGAGGATTGCGGTGCCCGCGCTGGTGCTGTCAATAGGCACCACATTGCTTGATGCAGACACCAAAGTCTGCGCCTGCATGTTCTTAAAAGTCAAAGTGCGGCCAGTCCAAGATGAAGCCGTAGGCAACGTCACGGTGCAAGTCGAGCCTGACTTATTGTTGATATACCAAATCTCGCCATCGGCCACTGTAAAGTCAGCCGTCTTGGTGACTGGCGCACCAACGCCCATGTAATCTGTGTTGGCCACAGCGGCAGAAATTGCCGTGCCGTTGCCTTTTAGAATGCCAGTAATTGTGGTGGTCAAGGTCAAAGCAGGCGTTGCCCCGCCACTTGATGTACCAGCAAAACCATTGGCCGACACAACAGAAACAGCCGTTACAGTTCCTGTTGTTGGGGTTGTCCAAGTGGGCGTTACACCTGTTCCAGCCGATGTAAGGACTTGGCCTGCTGTTCCTTGTGCCGCATCAAAACTGAGTGTTCCTGTAACGCTTAAATCTACAACACTTGCGTTTTTAGGAGTTGTAGCCCCAATAGTCATATTGTCAATTGTTCCTACATTAGTAGGGGCAACTTCAACCGAATTAGTACCACTAGGTTTTATATGCACATGGCCAGTGCCAGTAGGACTAATGTCTATTTGTGCGTTTGTACCGTTTAAATTGGTAGAAACATTGATGGACATATTATCGCCGCCACCAGCACCAACACTCATTTGGGTTGTGCCTGACGCATTTTTAAGCGATAAACCAGCAGAGTTTGATGCTTGGACTATAGGTGTAGTAACACTGGTAGAAGCAGCTAATGTTGTAATTCCTGTAGTTGCGCCTGTGTCGCTAATTGTGACTACAGAATTTTGAATTAACTTGCCCGTAGTGCTATCAAACCTAGCAACAGCGTTATCCGTGGCGCTAGCGGGGCCAAAGACATCACCATACGGCAACACAGGAATATCAGCGGCCACCAAAGCCCTAAAAGCAGGCACGGCAGACGCGCCCGTAGTAGGGCCAGCTAGCACATAGTTAGCGGTCTTGGCAGCGTAAGGGTTTAAAGTGTCCCCATAGGCAGCCGCAAGACTAATGTCAGGCGCTATACCACCAGAAGACACCACGGGCGCTGTGGCTGTTACAGCGGTCACTGTGCCTTGTGTGGGTGGAGGCAGCAGATTAAGCGCTTCTAATTGCTTTTGCATCTCGGCCACTTGGGACAACAAGCTAGAACAACAATCAACTAAACCAGCCGCTTCAATCTGTTTAATTAACTCAGCGCTTAAATCCACTGGCGGGGGCTGCGTTTCAACTTCTTGCGCCAGCGCTTGCAAAGCAGCTTCATACGAAGCAATTATTGACTCAGAACTAAACGTCAAGCCAGAATCGTCAATAACGGCTGTGGCCACATTATTAAGAGACAAGAAAAACAAATACCAAGCACGGTCAATATAGCCCGTGCGAGGGTCAACCAACGGCACCCGTGGGGGTGTGATTGGCGTTGGTGTAGCGTTAGGGCTAGGCATTCGTTGGACTCAAAATGAGTTCAGCGCCCATGATGTCAATCTTTACGGGATCAGTGCCAGACACTTCATAGACGCGATCACGCAGCTTTAGCGTCATCCCCAAACGTCGCCAAAAAACACGCTTGTAATATTCTCCAATTTTACCAATCGGTGCCCAATGCTCATTTGACCAAGTGTGGCCACCATCATCTGACCAACGAAGCATTACTTCTGGATCACTGCCTTGAGTAACGGGTGTGGTGTCATCGCTAATTAAATAATCACCGTTTTCGGTAATTAAATAATCACTGTCTTCAGTCAAAAGATATATGGTTTCGGCAATCATTGACCCGTTTAAGCCAACACCAGACTCAATGTCTAGTTGCAAACTGTGCTGGGCAGTGCGTTTAAGATTGTTTTGACCAGTGGGCAACGCACGCCATGTGCGAAGCCATTTTTGAATGCCGCCATTGTCACTGTAATCAGTTAAATCAAATGCGTAGACGTTACCGTTTTCAAAATCACCAATAAGAATTTTATTATTAAACGCCATCTGGCAATTGCCGCGATGCCGAGTAAACGATCCGTTATTCCATCCCGCACGCTCATGCCATGCTTGCGTTGCTACATCGTAAACCCAAGTGGTGTTAGCAGTAGGAAAAACCAACACGTAAAAGCTATGACCGTCTTGCTGGTATGTGTACCCAATTGCGTCCGACATATCGGTGTACTGTTGAATCTGCCATTCAACCGCATGGGTTGAGATGCGCTGGCCAGTGTAGCCATTGGCGCGATAAACAATACCTTGGCCACGGCGGTCACGGCCAAGCCAAAACAAACCGTTGTCCATTTTGGCTATGGAGTAAGGCGCGGCACAACCCAACTCATTGAACGCGCCTTGGATGCGTTGCAAAGGGAAGTCTGTTGCGCCAGAGTCAAACCAAACTTCAATTGAGTTTGTGCCAAAAGCCCATATTTCGCGGAAGTTCGACACCACAGCAAGCAGGCCATCAGGTGAGCCTTCGGTGCTGGCAAAATCAAGTGGGTCAATGGATGTGCCGTCAAGTAACGAAGTAACCCACAGTTTTTGGCTATTTGGCTCATTAAACACAAAATAGCCATCCAAATAAGCCACAGTCACAGCGCCTGGAAAGTCAGGGTCTGTAATTTGACCAAACGCATTGGTAGTGTTGTTGTAAATGTAACTAGGGCCGTTGCAAGCAATAAATAGCTGCGTACCGTTGTCAGCCAAACTGACGGGGCCAGTGCCGGCTACCGTGCCGATTAGCGTGGCTGCATAGGCATTGTTAATCTTATAAAGCTGGGTGCCAGAAACAACAAAGCCAGTGCCGTCATCTGGAGAAAATGCCCACAAGCCACGAATTGGGCCAGTGCCAACGGTGTTAAGCAATTTTAAACCTGGTGCGCGGTTTAAAAATGCAGGTTCTTTACCGCCCTCGGGAATGATCTCGGGGAACAAATTGACCATGCGGTTGTCTGCCGCATTGACAGACCGCACTACATAAGACGATCCAAGAATCGGCGTTTTCATCAATAGTTACCGGCATAGATGTTGAAGCGTTGGCGGTTGGCCACCAATGCGTAAGGCAGTGCCATCACATCATCAGGGTTGTTGATGCGTTTCAAGTCACGTTTAGAAGTCATGGCAATGCGCTGCACTTGTTGGCTTGGCTCAACGCCAAACTCGGGAGCAAACTCCATGGCCAAGTTGTATGTAAACGCACGCAGATAGCCTGGTGGGTAATACATTACGGTAGACAAATCAGCAGGCCGCGTTAGTTCTTGAACCGACACAAAGTGAAACTCTAAGTCTTGCGTAGGTCTTGGGTAAAGGTATATCTCAATGTTAGGAAACGTCATGTTGACCCACATAACTTGTGGGTAAGTGGACGTTACGGTCTTAACAGCAATACCGTTGTACTGCTGTTGGTTAATCATCTTAATGCCATACGACACATTGTTGGCCGCTTTAAAGTATGTAGCATCATCAAGCAAAATGGGGCGCAGGCCAACGAAGTCACCAGACGGGCCAAGCGTGCGGCTAATAAAACTTGCAGGCCATGTAAAGATTTGATCTTGCGTAGAAAACACAGCCAAACGCTCTGTGTTCCAGCTGTCGATCATTTGATTAAACGCCATCAAAGCGTCTTGAGAAACCGATGCAGAGGGCGTTTCACCTTCAGCAAGCACGCCAAGGAGCCGAAGCGCCCGATTGATTTGTTCGCCAGCGGTGTACGTTGTCATGCTTAAACCTCAGTTGTGGTTTTTCTACGGCGTTTAACTTCCAGCACGTTCACAGGAGCCGCTTCAAGTTCAGAAGACGTGTCTGAATTATAGCGAGTCCAGCCATTTTTTTCATCAACTTCTGCTTCAATATCCATAGTCGCTACTTTAGCGCCATGAACAGGGTGTGTGAGATAAATGACGGCCATTATTCCTCCAAAGGCGTGGGTTCGGGTGCTTCAATACGGGCTATTAACATCCGATATGCGGAGATCGTGGACTGGGCTTGAATTAAAAAAGTACGAGCCTTTTCTGCTTCACGCTCAAGTTCCTCGATCTCGCAAACCAAGAATTCCTTGGTGATCTGCATTATGCAAATGAAGCGTAAGCAGGGACGTAATACACAGTGCCGCCAATCATCACTTTGATTGCTTTAGACACAGTAGTTACGCTGGTTGCAGCGGGTGCAATTGTGGCAGCGGGAGCAGTTTCAATATTCATCAACAAAGGAATTTCACCTGTGTTTGAACCGCTGTCAGACACACGAATAAACGAGGCTGTAGCAGGTAAAGAAGCGTTAACTGTGTAGGCAGTGTCCAATTGGATAACAGCCAAAGTACCGCCAGGGGTTGCATCACTGCCGCCCAAAGTAGCACGAATAGCGTTAGCCGCACCAGAAATAGTGGCAGCAGAGCCGTCAACACTCAAAGAAATGTGAGCGCCGTTGATAGTGCCAGCAGTTGCAGCTGCAGTGCCAGTTACTACGGAGAACGCACGAAGCGTTTCACCAGAGCCTGTGCTTGTGAAGGTCAACTTGTTGTAAGACAAGCGAGTATCACCACTGGCCGCGCTCGTTGTAGCGTAAGAACCGTTCAACACACCAGAAGATGTAAGAGCAATAGGAGCGTTAGACGAGCCAACTTGTACCGAATCAAATTCAGGGTCAGCGAATGCAACGCCAACAGCTTTAGTATTTGCCATGATTAAATTCCTTTATTAATTCCAAAAGGGAAAAAATGCCCCGCCGAAGCGGGGCTTGATGCTTACGCAATGCGGTACACAGACCAAGCGCCTTCAGAACTCTTGCGAGCACGGAAAATAGCGCCAACGCCGGATGCAGGAGTTGCGCCAGAGCCAACCAAAGTCCAGCCAGTGTTGACAGTTACAGTGCCCACACCAGTGCTGGTGGACATAACAACAAAGTCAAAAGTGCTGCCAACTTTAGCGCTGCTGATGCGATCATCTACACCACCCACACCAGCCACTAGCGGAAGCTGAAGGTTGTTGGCATTGGTTTGCGTGTACAGAATGATGCCGCCTTCCAGATCAGCAACTGTCAAAGCAACAGTTGCGTTAGCTGTATAGGTTGCGGGAGTTGGGCCGTAGCCCAGCGTGACTTCGTTAAGATTGCCGTCACCAAGTTGGTAACCGCCTGCGCCATTAGGTAATGCCATGATAATTTCCTTAAAAAGATGTTAAGACGAAAGGGGCCGAAGCCCCAATCAGATTAGCCCCAGATGCGGCAGCCCATTTGTGGACGAATTGTGCTGAAACCGTACAAAACGTCAATACGGCAAGGCATACGGTCATTGTTAATATCGTACTGGCGCACGATACGCAAAGAAATACCGTTGTGAACTGCGCGGGCAGCCATGTCAACACCTTGGGGCAACAGCAAGTCAGCAGTGGCGAAGGTGATGGCGTCCTTGTGATAGACCAAGTTTTGAGCGTACTGAGTAGATGCAGCACCCACAAACACGACTGCTTTAGCAGCGGTAGGGAAGCTGTCAACAGTAGCCAAAGCATTGGCGGCGGTGTAGATAGCAGCAACAGTCACAGTGATGTCAGTGCCAACGGCAGTGGCATCGGCCAAAGCTACGAACTGGAACAACGAACCAGTGGATTCACGGGTTTGTGGGTTCACAGCAAAGCAATCAGCAACAGTGAACACGTCACCGGCTTTAACTGTCAAGCCAGAGCCAACGGTCAAAGCAATGCTGGTAGCGCCTTGAGTAGACACAGTAGTAGTCACAGAATTGCCAGTAGCAACACGTGAGCCAGTGGTGTGTTGCTTGATAGACTGAGACATGTTGATCTCGTCAAAGCCCAACACGCCAGTGCCCATCATGCCGTTCTTGAATTGCTTGCTGATAGTGTCTGTAGGATTAAACAGACCTTTCATGCCTTCAACCAAGCCAGCGTTAGCAGCAGGGTTTACGGTAGCGTAACGTGGTGACATCACAGCTGCGTTTTCGTTCAGCTTCTGCTGGGCTTGGAGCAAGACCAAAGAAGTAGAAGGAGTGGTGCCAGGAGTACCAACGGTGTTACCGATTGATTTGTACGCATTGGCCACATCAGCATCAATGGAAGATGCCAACTGGCTGATACGAGGCTTTAACACACGCTCTGCGAAGTCATCCAATTGCATGGTCAATTCAGCAGATGTGAAGTTGACACCGATGTGCTTTTGGCTGGCAACGGTCAAAGTGGTGAACTGCTCGTTGTCGTCTTGCACTTGCAAGGCGGCGCCGTCAGTTACCAGAGCGCGGTCAGGTAAACGGATACGCAGGGTTGAACCGATCTTAGCACCTTCAACAGCGAAGCTGTCGTCATACTGGCGGTTCACGTTACGGGTGATCACAAGGTTGTTCTCGAGGATTTCGAGAGACTTACGTGTGATCATGTCAATCGTTAGGATTGAATTACTCATGATAAATTCCTTTTAAAAAAGTCAAAGTTTTAGCGGTTCTGCGCTTCCCACTTCTTCACTTGTCGTTTGCGCTCGGCCTCAATCCACTCTGATGCGTTCATGGACTTGGTAGACCGTGGATCAGTAGTGTCATAAGCCGACACTCCATTGGAGCGTGCGGTGACAAGAGAAATCGGCGCTGGCGCAGATGTTGTTCTCTTAACTGGGGGCGAAGAAACCAATTTGGCTTCAATTTTCCCAATTTCCTTCGCCTGGCTCAATGGCGACATGCGTGAGATGCGATCTGCTTCTTTTGGATTAGAGCCGAGATAGTACGCTAACTCTGGCCCAACGTCCGAAGACTGGATCGTTTCTGCCATCACGTTTGTGATTGGTAGCTTGGGGTTGTAGGCGACTTGTTCAAAGTCGTCGTACTTAGTCCGAGCTTCTTCTTCACGATCGTGATAACTCTCAAGAACAGCCGATTGCTGCTTGGCCGCTTCACGTTTGGCGATCAATTCTTCTGCCTTTTGGTAAGCCAATGCTTCCGCATAATGCTCAGGGCTTTCAAATTGATCAACGGATGCAGTTGGTGCAGCTCTCACGATTTGCGTTTCCGCAGACCGATTTGCTTGTTCTCTTTCCCACTTACGTTGCTCTCTTGCGAGGCGTTTGCCAATAGCAGCATCAAGTTCCTCTTGCGAGAATGTCTTGCTTGGCTGTGTTTCAGCTACTTCCGGCGTACTTTCAACAACTTCAGGTGTGGCCGTCACATCCGTGGTTGGCGCGGAGTCTACTTCCGCTAGGGCTTGGACTTCTTGAGTCATTTTTTATGAATCCTTGGATTCCTCGGTCTACTGGGCCGATACAGTTCCTAGATTATGCGCTAAGAAGACGCTTGTTAAGACAGCCAAGGAGGGGTTTCTGAACCATTCGTATTGGTTTTCATTTCTTGGATTTGATCGGATAGGTGATTGCACAGAACGCCATAGTAATCGCCAATGCCATCCTTGATCCATCCGATTACGGCGGCTTCAGTCAAATCATCAAACTTGATGAATTTCGATGTGTCTAAAGCGCCTACGTGTGCTGTATGTTCGGATTGAACTTTGTCTGCACCGTCCACCGCAATGATCGAATACTCCACCTTGCGAACAACTTTTGGTAGATTACTGATTGTTTCAAAATGCAGCTTCGTGGGTTTGATTGAAAATTCCATGATTTAACTCCTATTATGACCAAGACAATGTGAATTTACGCGAGTCTGCTGCTGTTACACAATTTAAAACAACAGATACTCTATACGCAATATAAGAGCCTGTTGCGCTTGCAGCGTTAAATGTGTACACAACGGTCATTGCCGAGGTAGATGAAGTTGCACCAGTTCGAGTAAACACACCAACGCCGCCGATTCCCGTAGCCGTTGATACCCCTGTTACATCACCTGTATTTGTAATTGTTGTTTTGGCGGCAGGAATTGTAAAAGTAGAAACTATTTGTTTTACGCCACGAGCGTCCCAATTGTTGTAATCGCCAAACAGAGTTGTATCAACTAACATCTGCGCATCAGAATTTGTACCTAGCGCACTATCGAATGTAATGGTAAGAGTTTTAGTATTTCCATTTGCAGGAACCAAGCCCAAATACCCGGCAAACGTCAAAATAGTTCCGTTTGACGTGCTGGTTCGCAAGCCAGTTGTGTCCATTGTTCCAAAACTTTGCGTACCTGTAAAAGTTTGCGCAGCATCGGTTCTTGCAGCAGTGAAATTGGCATTCGGTACAGTCATGACCCGAGTGCTACCAGCAGCAGGCCCAGTCATTTGCAAAATACCTGTACTGGCGTTTGATCTGATGTTTCTAACCGTCAGATCGTCTGTGGGTACTTTTGTTGTAGCACCAGATTGAACAATTGGTAAAACTTCAGTCCCTGCAAGTGGGAGTGTTGCTGAAGAAAGTTGGGAAATTTTTAAATCGGCCATGTCAATTTTCCTTTGTTAAATTGCTGTTGTTATGCAGCACGATAGCGAATTGCACAATCAATGCGGTTGTTGTTACCCGCAGACGTATCCCACGTTGTTCCCGCAGGCAATCGAATTTTCAAGAACGTACCCGCAGGAGATTCCCAATTTACTTCTGCAAACCCGACAACTTCCGATGCGCCTGCGCTCAACCGAACCAAAAATGTAAACGGGTTGATTGTGTTAAGTGTTGCGTATGCTTGCAAAAACGCAGTAACAGGCAACGGGATGGTTAGCACAACACTTGACGATGTGGGGTTGAAGTCAAATCTGAATGACCAATCCACCATGTTGGCGAGTTTTGTGTAATAACTTTTTGACTCGCCAATTGAATTTACACCTGTGACATTTGATGTTGATAGTGCAAAGGATTTGTATTTGTAACCTTTATCAAAATACTCCAAGTTTGTTCGGTTAGAACCAAACTCATAAGCACCGATTCCGGCAGGCAGTTGACTGCCGTATTCAAGAGTACCAGCATAAATGTTGGGGAAAACTGTTACATCGTAAGACCCAATCATTGTGCCGTTTTGTCCAGAAACAAAATCAGCGGCAAGAATTGTTTTTGATGCGTCAAGAACAAACCCAAAAAACGATGTGCGCGGGTCAAGGATTTCGGCATCTCTGGTACATGATTCGGCTACAAAGCCAAAAAATGTGCAGCCTTGATTGCCTCGACCATTAAGATCGACAGCCAACACTTTCACGCCAGTTGGAGTTGCGTTCGGACTTGTGCCTGCCAGAATACCCTCTACCGCACAACCCGTAAATCTGTTGGTATCGCCTGACTCCACTTCAAAACCAGTGTTGGCAAACCCCACTCGAACGCTGATGAAGTGATTCCGGTTTGCGTTGCTAGGGGTTCCGGTGCCTACGCCAGATTTCAGCCACACACCACGGGTGCCGCTTAAACTACTTCCGTGAACATGACCGGGGCCGATTTGGTTGTAGTACGCCCCACCATTGCCACCGCATTGCAAAACAACACCTTCAGCACACGCGCTGATGTAGAAGTCACGCACGGTGTTGAACGACTGTTGAGAATTTAAATTGGGAGTTGTGGTGTTTTCAGGAATCAACGCAATGCCCTGAACCCCAGTCTTACTGTTTGCAAGAATTTGAAAACTGCCAATTTCCGAGTAGCTAGTCGAGCATCTGACCACGATCATATTGTTCGTGCCAGCCAAGAGTGTAGTGTCACGATCAGCGCCAATCAGGTTAACGCTTATTGCGGTTGCCCCAGTGTCAGAACCGCCCGTGAATGGCAAAACTATGCCGTTGACTATTCCATCAGCACCCGTAGTGCCATTCAAAAGATATTGAGCGTGTGGCATGTACAAAGTACCACCGCCTTGAGAGACGATGTAGCTAACAGCCGCCGCAAATGCTGCCGTGTCGTCAGTTACTCCGTCACCCGCAGCTCCAAAATCCATGACGCTGATAGTCTGCGCCAGTTTGTCTTGTACCGTATAGTTATTTGTTACAGCCCCGGTAAACGGTGGGTCGTATTCAACATTGACGGCGTTTGATGTAATACCAGTACCGTTAATGCCCGTAATATTGTCCCAAGTTGCAATTGTCACGTCAACTGACGTTTTCAACACAAACTTGTAGTTTTGACCAGCCGTCAACCAAATTTCACCTGTTGCCACACGGCCAGCAGAATTTAAAACAATTGGGTTTGTGTGCGCCGTTGCACCACTAACACTGGTATATGTAACTTGTGGCGTAGTTGTTCCAGCTTCGTAACTATACAACTTGCCACCAGTCAATGGGTCGCCGTTGTTGTCAAAAAACTGTTGACCGGCACCAGCCAGCGCGGAAAGATTGACGGCCATTTAGGTCACTCCAAAAGAATTTGTCCACCGTCCTCTTGGACGAGATTGTCGCCAGACTCGGTGAGAAGGTTGCCTACTGACGCGCCACTGTCGCGTGTGCCTGAAAACAGCGTGACAATACCGGCTAGGCCAATGGCCACCGAATTGCGAAGGGCGACACCAAAACTCATTGCTTGTTAATTGGTTTGCAGTACGCAGTGCCATCTGTGCTACCAATTCGTATCACACTGACCCGCCAAGGGGAGCCGTTTGAACTGAGTGTCAGAACAAAAGGGATTGGCGTGTAAGCTGGAATTGGTGTGCTGGCGCTGGTGGCAACAGCGCCCACACCGACTTCAACGTAGCAAGGCACCTCGCACCAAACCAAAACGCCTTGAGGGCCAGCGTTCCATGCGGTTGTGTTGCCTGCGCTTGCACCGGCTGTTGCAGTAAAAGCGGGGAAATCCGCTTTGCTCATCGGGTTAAGTAGTTCCATCATATTTCCTTATGCCAAGAATTTGAGCTTGTACAGCGTGCGAAGATATATCTCAACGATATTATCTATCAATTGTTGCAGTGATGAATCAGATTTATCAGCCACATCGTATCTTGCGGCTTCAATTTCAGCAAGAGAATCTTGCAAGAATTCAGTGATGTTAGCCGTCTTCTTAGCTGAATTCAAGGTAATTGGGCCAATCAGACCGTACCGGCCTTGGTAGGCTTCGGCAAAGTCATCAGCCGCACCAATGATGCGGTTATAGAAGATATTGAGCGCTTCGTGCTTGCTAAAGCTGCGAGTGTTCAAATGCACGGAATGTGCAACATCCCGAGCCAAGAACAACAAACCTAAAAATTCATTTGCTTTCATTGTGGCATTCCTTGTGGTGGCATCATCTCTTGCGAAGGAGGCATCATCTCCATAGGCATGGATTCCTCGCGCATTTCAGGCATCTGGTTCATTGTGTTTTGCGACTCCATGGCCGCAGCAACAACACCCATGGCAATATCTTGGATCTGTTCTTCGCTCATGCCCGCCTGCACAGCGGCAATGCGTTTAGTCTCAGCATCATAAAGTTTAATCTGAGCCTCAAAGTCTTTGCGCTCCATGTCTTGCACTTCAATAGACTTGCCAACATTCTGGATCATTTGGTACATCTGCTCCATCTCTTGACCCATGGCCTGAATCTGTTGCTGTGCGGCCTGCAATGCTGGATCTTCGTCACCATCAGACAAGAACTTGGGATCAATGGTCTTGGCAAAACGCTTGGCCATCTCCTGCGCACCAGGCCAGTCCATGTTCTTAACAAACAAGTCGCCAGCCACAGCCCACAGTTGGGGATTACCCTGTAAGAGTTGAGCCATGGCTTCCAATGCCGCTTGGCGTTTGGTTGCATAGCCTGGGCCAGTGGTAGCCACCACATCGTACTTGCCCACGCCTGGATTGTAGATCTTCTCAATCACAATACCGGCCTGATCCACAATCTTGTTAACAGGTTGCGGCTGCTCTGGGTTGATCTTGACCATCTTAGTCTCGCCATCTTCACCAATGATGCGAGCAATGCGCTGGGTGTCGTAAATCTTGGGGATCAAATCCACCAGTTGACGGGCAACGTGGCGCACAGCGCGTGTCAGGTTGTCGCCATAGTGGTATGTGCCAACATCACCCTCGCGCTGACGAGCCAGAATGGCTTTACCGCTTCTTTCATTGCCGCCAATACCAAGCGAAGCATTGTATTGGCCAGTTGTAGACTTGATGTCCTCAGATGCGCCAGCCTTGGCTTGGAGCAATCCACTAGAAGCCATTGGCGGTTGGGCGCGTTGGGGTATCGGCAACACCGCACCTTGGCCATCAGTCACATCAGGGTTTACCTCTAGATATGGCCAATTATTTGTGTTAGCAGTTTTCCACTTGTCCTCATAGCCCTCGAACTGGCCACCATAGCCAATAAAAGGAGCTTTGGGCGCCAGAGCCAACATTTCAGCTTCTTGGCTCACCCAATAGTTGTACATGCGCTGGGCATCCTTGGCGTTACGCACAAGGCCGGAGACATACAAACGGCCATCGACCTCAAACTCGTTACCAACAACACGGATCACAGGAATCCATTTGCCAGCCCATTCTTTTTCTTCAAGAATTTCATACCCATTGATCTTGCAATACTTAACCCGTGGGCGGTCAGACTCACGGCTGCGCTTGGGTTTGCCAAATTGCAACCGCAAAACCTTGTCTTCCGGCGTGCCTTCAAATGCAGTCTGATTGCCTGGGTACAGATTTAAAGTTGTCTGGTCATAGTCAATGTAGTAGTACCCAGCAATGCGCACAGTGTCTTCATTGAGCCAATTGCTGATTGACTGATCACCCACACCAAGGGATTGCAAGGTAGAGATAGGCGCGGCATCAGGATACTGGCGCTCATATTCTGCTTTGGTCAGGTCTTCGGTAATAAAACAATACGTGGCATCCGCACCCGTTGGATCTTGGATCAAAGGATCCATGTAGACCGAGAAAGAATTGCGAACACGGCCAATCTTGATGTCCTGATCGAATGTGTTTTCGTCACAATATTCGGTCATCAAGGTAATGTAGCCTTCGCCGTAAGACACCTGATTCTCGCAAGCCGTGTCGTATGCCACGTCAGCGTCAGAGATGTACTCAATGTGGCGAATCATGCCGTTGAAGATGTCAGCCACTTCCACGTCAGCATTGTCATCCACAGGGATGACCTTCGCGCCTGGGCGGTTCTGACGCATGTCATTCGTCACTTGACGAACGTGTTGCGGCAGTTTGTTAATTGTGAGTGTTGGGCGGGCGTTAATCGTTTGACCTTGCACCGCGCCACGGGTGGCCAATACGTCAGCAGGCCACTGCCAGTGATTGTCAGGCGATCCAGCATAAAAGCGCAGATCATCTATCTCAT